CGAATGACAGACGCATAAATTATTAATAATGCCACCTTTATATATTCTATAAGACAATATATGGGCGGTCATTAGCTTCTTTAAAACCCTCGCCTCTCCATATCCACCTGTTTTTCTAGATCCTTTCCACTCCCAGCATCCAATGTTATTCTTAACTATCTTTTCATTAAATAGTTTAATAACCTCTTTATCAGTTATTTTTTTTGATTTATCAAAAATTTCTATTCTTCTTAAATCGTTATTTCTTTTTTTAAACCTAGCCTTATATATAGCAGAGCATGTATTAGAACAAAATCTAGCTATATTTAAAAATGTTGCTTTACCTTGATTTTCTCTGCGAAAAAATAACTTAGAACATTCAATACAGTTTTTATGCATAAAAATTATTTATTTTTGATAATAAATAAAATATACATATCTTTTTTGTAGTGTCAATAATTATATTCGTATTTTAATCATTGGCAGGGCATTGTTTTAAGCAAGAACAGTTATATTCTCTTTGATAAATGTATAACACTCTTATCATTTCATCAGATAACATTTCTTCATAAACCCCCTCTTTCTCACCAGTAGGAAGAGGTTTAGCCCATTGGCAGAATTTACTTTGTCCGTGACCGCAACCAGCCACGCTTATCAGCAATAGGAGTATTATCGTATTTCGCAATGCGTTCTTGAGTTTCATTTATATTTTTAATTTCAGATTCTTTTTCTTCTAAATTCTCTTCCAGTTCTTTCTTTTCAGCTCTTAATTTACCACAATAGAAAGCTGCAATAACGCCAATAAAAATACCAATACCTTTTAAGAAATCAATCATTTTTATACCAATGAGATTAACCATTTAGCCCCCTCTATGCAATCAGATACAGAAAGTTTAGAGATAAAGAAGAACATCCCGCTACAAAAACTTATAGTGAAGAATGTGGCTCTTAACGGAGGTTTAGAAAAGAATTTGAAGAACTCTTTAACTATTCTCAAAGCAACTTCTGCATTTGTTAAAGGTCTATCGCATTGGTCATTCATATTTTTTCCTTTTTTCTCTTTTAATAAGAATTTCTCTAAATTCATCCAACATCTCTTCATCTTTAGAAATCAAAGCATCTGCAAGATATTGATTTTCAGTTTCTATATCATGCTTAACTTTTCTATAATTTGCAATTGAAGATTTTAATTCTCCAACTTCTTCTTTTAATTGACTAACATCCTCTTTAATAGATTCAAATTCAATCTTAAATTGGGATTTAACTAAAGGAACCATTTTTGATAACGCTTTGTTAATAGCTCCTTCCGCAGCGCACCCGCCTAAAAAAGTTGCAGCTTTGACTATACCATAAACAGCAATACCCCAAAGGGCTAATAAACCACCTGCGGTCTTTAGAATTAAAGAATTTATACTATCAAGTATTTCGTCCATTAAATTTCACCCACTGATTCAATTATAATAACATCGCCATTTTCATCAATTGGCAATAATACTGCATCACTCTCTAATTCAATGACAGTGTAAATTCTGTCAGAATGGTCTTTGCGGTAGACAAAACTCTCGCCATACTTGTAAATTACAGCCCAAGCAGTTGTTATTTCCCAATGCTTTTTAGAAAGTTGATAAATTTCTGGGTGTTCAATCACTATTGCGTTATCAGCAATGTATTGGTCTAATAATAATTCGCCTTGTTCATTTTTAATATGCAAATTTAGCTCTCTTATTAAAACCAAATCAATTCCTGAAGCTGTAGCCAAACCAAAAGATTTTTGGAATAAATGATCGTATTCTTGAGATTCTTTTGCTTCTAAAAATGTTGTAAAAGTGTTGTATTTCATTTTAAAAAAAATTAATAGTTAAAGAGGTAAGCCAAAACGGCTGGTTAAAGATTGCCTAACTTCCAGCCTTTGGTCAGTAGTTAATAAGCGTTTGTAGATTAAAATTTCAAATATTTTTCCATCAAACTGTCTGTTCGGAGTTGCGTTCTTTTGCTGCCCAATTGCAAACAAAGTAGGTGTGGCGTTTAGCGCAGACACAGCCCCAGCGTTTGAACCAGTGACCACGGTATTTGAATTAAATTGCGAATAAATTGTTGCTGCGCTTTTATCCCACCAAAACGATGTTATAAATGGCACATTTGGTACAGCGTTCCCAGCCACGGCAGAACTTTGCACCGCGGCAGAATTAACGCTGCTGCAAGTTATTGAGCCTAAACTACCTTGAGCTATTTGATACACCTCATTCGTTGATGGGCTGCTTCCCTGCATAAATAATATGCAACCAACTTGGGTAGATGGTGGAGTTAATGCTGCAATTTGAGCGCATACAAAGATTGTAAAACCTGTTGAACCGTTAGCTAAATTTAGAATATTTAAAAATCCAGCTACAGTAGTTTTTAAAGAATCAGCATTAATACCACCAGCGTCCGAATTAAAAACAATTGCTGGCTGACCACCACTGACATTTGTTTCAAAAGTCGGTTGATTGCTGCTTGTGGCTTGAATGACTGATATTCTTGACCCACTAATATCAACACCAGAAGACATAAGACTACCATTAGCTGGTTGTGTGTTGATGTTAAAAGGGTTAGTTGAGCTTAGTTGAAAAACGCAACCCGGGATAGTTAAAGGTTTTTTGGTTTGAGGAAACATATTTATTAAAAATTTAATCCGTATTTTCTGAAAAGATACCCATTGACATAAGTTATTTGTGCATCGGTTAAAGCTCGATTGTAAATTATTACTTCGCTGATTACTCCATTGAAAAAAGAAGCCAAAGCAAGAGCTGGTCTAGCTCCAATTGCAAAAGTGTTTAAAGTAGTCAATCCATTATTAAATGTAGAATTGTAAAACGACACTCCATTTTTAAATGCTTTTAAAGTAGTGCCAGCGCATGACATTGAAAGAACACTTACATCATTTAAGGCAGAAACTGTAGTCGTAGCATTGATTAATGTTGATGCGTCATCCCGTTTAAAAACTCTAAAAGTATTTGATGTGCCGTTATCGTGGTTAAAAAAAACGGTGTTGTTTGCAGAATTGAAACCTGAAAAAGTTGTTCCTGTTCCACTAAGAGAATTTTCAGGTTTAAAAACAACAAATGCACTTAAAGGTTTATCATCGCCCGAAATTGCTGCAGCTAAACCGTCGCATCTTAATAAATTTGAAGTGCCGTTAAATGTTAAACCATTTTTACCATTAATATTTCCAACGCCAGTTTGAGGTTGATCGCCAATAACGGCTTGAATAAAAGGTAATTGCCCGTTTGCTTTGTTTTCTATCCTAGAAACCGACCCACCGCTAGATGTAATAATGCTGGTATCTGTTGCGTCCATCCAAGCAACACATCCGGGCATAGTCAAAGGCACTTGCGTTAATGGAAATATTGTCATGCTAAGGATATTCCCCATTTATTGCTTAAATATACTTGAATCGAATTAACTTCCGCATCAGATAAGCCTCTGCTATATATTATTATTTCTGCTATATCGCCGCTAAAGAAATTGTTTAATGCTGCTGCAGCCCTACACCCTAAAGTGAAAGTGTTGAGTGTCGTAACTCCTACATCAAAAGCACCGTTGTAAAAAGACGCACCATCCTTCCACGCTTTAAGTGTTGTGCCAGCGCAGGACATGGACATCATAACAGGAGTTGATACTGGGGATAGAGAGGTAGTTGCTATAACTTGCGCCATTGCATCATCTCTTTTAAAGATTCTGAACGCACTTCCAGTACCGTAATCGTGCATTACCTGTCTGAGTGCTGTGCTTGAGTTTCCTGCGCAAAACACTGCTTGCTGACCTGCTGTAGTTGCAGGACGGTAAACGGCAAAAGCACTAACAGGCGTATCATTCCCGGTAAAAGCAGAGGCTAAAGCATTGCAGAGTAAGTAATCACTTGAGCCATCGAATGTAAGCACATTTTTACCAGCCATAGTAGAAACACCAGTTAGCGGCTGGTTGGCGGTGATTGTTTGGGTTGCATTTTTTGCGTTGCCTGATTTATCGCTCCAAGAACTTACTTGATTACTTGGGGCGGTGATAGTGCTTGTATCGTCACCATCGAACCAAGCAGCGCAGGATGGGATTAAAATAGGAGTTTTGTTTATGTAAGAACCTTTAGCCATTAGTAGCTCCTTGTATAAAATACTGTGATAAAAGCATCAACAAGAAGCGTTGATCCCGCTGGAGTATAGGTAAGAACTTGTTGATAGGTCATTGTATTAAGAGCTGTAGGATCAGTCCTAGTTCTTGTAGTGGAATTTGCTATTGCAGACAAGCCTGTGACGGTTGTGCCATCAATGGCAACAGTATAAGTTCCAGCAGTTGTGGCTGAAGCATTTCTCAAAGAAAAACCAATGATAGTCACATTGTCTGGTGCTATGAACGCATCATAAACTTTGGCGTTAGTTAAAGTGCCTGTAATTGCTGTTGTTGATTGCTCTATTACGGTTGCTGTGCTGTAAGAAACTGCCCATTTGGTCGTAGAAGGGCGTTCAATTAATGCTTCTGCGTTAGTGATTAAAGTGACATTGCCGTCAAGAGTTTCTGCGCCTTCTTTAATAAAAGTAATAACACCAACTCCCAAATTTCTAACTTTACAGAAAAAACCTGTAGTTGTTGTGAGTGTTGATTGTTGCGGTAGGGTAACTGTAATTGCCGCAGCATTATTAAAAGTAATTAATTTTGCAAAATCATCAGCAACTAAAGTATAAGTAGTGCCAGTTTGTACATTGACAGTTTGTAAATATTGGAAGCCACCATTCGCGGCATTAACTTTAGCTCTAGTTATGCCGTCAATTTGAAGCACTAAATCTTTTGTTGTGCCAGTACCAACTTTTGCAGAATTTAAGCCAGCATGATTATTTGTGCCGTCAGAATGGACTTGTAAAAATGAAGAATTGTCAGCATCAGCACCATCGTGGCAATCTATGCCAGCAAGCCTTGCAGTGCCATTTGGCACTATAGGAACTCGAGTGTTGCCATTTACAGTTGATGTTTGAAGGGCGAGGCGGTTTGCACGAGTTGCGTTTGAGAAATCGCCAGTAATATCTAATCCGTTTCCGCTAAAATTAAGAGTGCCAGTCATTGTGTCGCCAGCTTTATTTACTTTTGTGGTTAATTGGTCATTAACTGCTTTAACGGAAGGGTAAAGAGTATCGTTTATAGTTCCAAAAGTAGTTGCTTTATTTGCTACATCTTCTGGTGTATAAGCAACACCAGTTTCAAACTTAACCCATTGATTAGCTGTGTTATAATAAACCCAATCGCCAACAGTAAAAGTAATATTTCCAGCTCCAAAGTTGACAGTCCCGCCGACAGAAACAACATAGTAATAACCTTGAACTCCAACACTATTGGCTAAAGTCGGGGTATTGGTCGAAGCATTCCAAAAGCCTTGTTGTTTTAAGCTGTTATCTTCTAGTAAACTTCCTAATAATGATGACATATTTAATTAAAATTAATGTTAATAGCGTTTAGTTCTTCTAAAGTTGTGCAAGCTTTAATATCGTCTTGCAAACTTCTTGCTAAAGCCCTGTTTTCACCAACGCCTTCTTTCAAAGATTCGCCAGATGTTGGGTCTGAAAGTCTAATTATTTGCCAATCTGTTGATGATAAATAAGCTAGACATTGGTTGATTTTTTCATTTTTTAAGTTGGATAATGCAATATCTTCGCAAGATGGAAGCTCTGGTTTTACAAGGCTATATTCCCAATTTTTTATATAAATTCCGTTTCCATCGTCCTGAAGCAAAAATTTAGAAAAATCGGTTACATTATTTTGCTTCAAATATGTGATAATAGTTTGTTTTGGCATAGTTTTAAGAAATTAAGTAACCATAAAGAAAAGTGTTCGCTGATCCGAATTGTAAATTTTCATTTCCATCGGAAGAGTATTGTATAACATAAAGCTCAATGTAATCGGTTGAGCCATTCAGATAAATCATGTCAGATACAACTGAAATCATATCTCCCGTGCCAGGAACCGAAGAACCGCTAGAGACTTTTGAGCCATTTTTATATATCATTGATTCCAATCTGTTGCCTGTAATTCCAGTAATATTACAAGTTCCAGAAAATTGATAATATCCAGCTATTAGTGGTGTAAAGCGATAATTAGTTGCAGAATCAAAATATCCATTTGTGTCAAAAGTTTCTGCATTTAATTGAACTTTTGTTGCCGTTGAAGCTGCGATAGTTTGGACTGAAGTATTCCTAAAGGCTCTAAAAGCCACAAGCGGGGAATCGCTTACTAAGCGAAAAACCGTTCCATCATATCTCCATTCTGTATCTTGAGTAGTAGGAATAAATGAAGGATTAGTAGTTCCATCTGCTTCTTTAAGGCTTTTTATTCCAGCTCCGTTTACATTCACTGTTGCCGCTCCACCAGTTCCTGCATTTCCAGCTCTAAAGCGAATTGTCATTCCAATAAAATAACCAACGGTTGCGCTAACTGGGTTAGTCATTGAAGCTGCAAGCGTTAAAATATAAGCATCAGCCGTTCCGCTGTCTATGTAGAAGTTATTTGCGGCATATCTTGATGTTGCAATTGAAACTTGATTCAAGATTGCATCAGACGAAGTTTGACCAGACGAAGTTTGTAATGCTTCTAACTCTGTTGGAATCTGATTAAACTCTGTTGCAGAGCATGTATTTCCATTTATCTTTGATACTATGTCCATTTTCTATAAAATATAATTAAAAACAATTGATGTATTAGCTGGTTTTAGATTGTTAAATAAACACTCAATAACCGACCCACCGCCACTACTAAAAGTGAAAGGAAAGGTTAGGGGGAAAACTGATGTTGGAGCTAAACTTGTTGGCATATTTACAATCATTGTAAATCTTGCTTGTTTAGGATTCGCAAATAATGTAAATGGAAAAGTTAATGGAAAAGTTCCATATTCTGTCCCATTGCTTATTTCAATCGTATATCCAAAGATAGCCGCCAAATCAATAAAATCTTGTTCTGTTAAAACTCCCAAAGAAGTCAATTTAACTAAAACCTGTTGTCTTCTTTCCTCTAAAGAAAGTGAAGTTGTTTGTGTAAAGCAATCATCAGGTATTCCAACCGCACCTTCCCATCTAGCAATATATTCTAAATCGTTTGTGGTTAAAATATTGGTATTATCCCAAACATTTTGGAATATCTCATCAACTCTTGTAAACTCACCGCCTAATCCTAAGAATAACTTGTAAAGATTAGTGCCTTTAACATTCTTAGCTTGAAATAGCCGATCATTAGGCATATACTGGCTAATCGCCTGTTGATGCTGTTCTAATGTATGAGCTTGGAAATTAGACAAAAGTAATCACCCCCAATGTTCCAATTTGGTTTAAACCAATTGTTGTATCTGCACTTGGCGCAGATAAAGTATAAATTGGCACGCTTCCACTTGAATCTATTGTTTGTTGTATAACAGCGTTAATATCAGCTAATTTAACATTCTCACCAATATTATTTGATAGCTTAAAGAAGTCAGTTAAAGAGCTTGTGATAGCTGTTTGCATTGCCGTTGTGTTAGGGCTTAAACTCGAGAAAGTAATTGGGATAGATACGGCTGTTGGAGAAAAGACAATAACATCATCATCACTCATATGAGCTGGCTTAATTTCTAAGATTTTATCTTTTACAGTAGTAACTTCTGTTGAGCTTGGAATAATTGAAGCATCATTATCTCTGGTAAACCCAATTCTAACTTGACCTTCTTCAACATAAGAATAAGAGGCAGAAATAGTGCCAGTCGCAGGAGTGGCAGGACTTCCACTTACAGGATAAGCAAAAGTATTTGCATCAATTACAATAACTCTTTTTTCAACAACATTGTATTCATTTTGAACTGCGCCAGTTACAGTAACATAAGAGCCACTTACTAATCCGTGAGCAGTTGAGGTAGCTGTTGCAATTTGTCCAGCCCTTACAAGGTTTGAAATAGAAATTGAAGCAGAAGTTGTGCTTGGTGAAAATATCCAAACTCTTGTTACACCAGCAATTAATTTTGCTTGGTTAATTAAGGCATTTACATTAAAAAACGAAAAAGGAAACTGTATTCTAAATAGAACTCTTGAGCGATAAGAAGTATCTCCCTCAATATCAGTACCACCAGATAATTCACCGAAATCAACAAAGGCATTATTATTAACGCCAGCAATTGGGCTTCCTACTGTTAAAATTCCACCAGAAGTAATATTTGTATTTTGTCCTTGAGAGCTTGCAGTTACAGCTACATTTGCAGTTGTCCATTGTGCAATAATCGTACCACTTGCACTTCCAGCAGTTCCAGCTTGTGTAAATTGGAATTGTGTTGCAGAAGTTACAGTAATTATAACATTTGAAGCATTAAAATCAGAAGGGCTTGCGCCTGTTATTGTAACAGTAACGCCACTTGCTAAATTATGAGCAGCGGTAAAATTAACAGTTACTAAAGTTCCAGTTCTTGACATTGAAGAAACTGAAACGCTGTTTAATGAAATTGTTGAAGCAGATTGTGTTGTATAAGTTATGCTAGATGCGCTTTGAAGGCTTGTGCCAGAAGGAATGGAAGTTGCAGCAGTTCCTGAAAAAACAACATTACCAGTTGCAGATGTTGCAACAGTTCTTGTAACGCCGTAAGTATTACCCCATCTTTCTAAATAAACGCCAGTTGCGGTATTTACAAAGAATTGATTAATCATTATCAGAATCTTCTGATAATTGTCATAAACTCTATAAGCTAAACCTTTGATTAATGAACCTAAATAAGAGGTAGGCAAAAACGCCCCGCTGTCTGGCAACTGCGCGGTTACATCTGAAACAATCCTGTTATATACCTCTTTTCTATTAGAGGGTAGGTTTAATGTCATTAGCCGTGGTGTTAGCTTGCATTAATTGTGTTTATCCATAAATCATAATACTGCACAAATTCAGTATTATCATTTCTTATAGCCGTAATTGTCGCAGTTAATTTTTCTAAGTCAATGTTTTTTTCAACAATAATATCAATTTCTTTTGCAATTCCTTTATCAATATACCATTGAAAAGCATCTTCTAAATAATTTTGACAAATATTAACTGTATCATCGTCTAATTTTTCTTGGAAAAGCGTCCAAACTAAAGAGCCTTGCTCAAATCCATCTTCGTTTAATTCGTTACCACTCCAGCCTCCACGAGAGCGAGGGTCTTCAATTGAATCTTCTCTTTTTTGGCAATAAATTGTCATCATAAAAGAAGTCTCAAGACCCGCAGTTAAGGCGAAGTCGCCATTCTCAAAAGAAATATCAAATATTCCGTCAGAATTTTTATGTAGTTTTAAATCTTTAATTGACATAAATATTTTTATTTATAATTTTATTTCTGGTCTAATAGTTAAGTTTATTTTGGTAGTGGCTTAATAATATCTTAACTATTAGACCACTACCCCAGTATTACCAACGCCAACTGTTACCCCGCTATGAGTGTGAGTAATAAATGGTTTAGTTTCAATAGTTGTAGTCCCAGTTAAATTGCTTGTTCCGCTAACGCTAAGGTTTCCAGTAATAGCAACATTCCCAGTAATATTTACCGCTCCAGTAATATTAATTCCACCTTGTGCAGTAATATCAATTTGCTTGCTATCAGCTGTTGTAATGCTTATTGAACCATCTTGTTTGAAATAAATTTGGTTTTGTTTCTTTCCATAAATAATCTTCTCTCCCTCAAGTATCTTAGGGGCATTGTCAACATCGTAAGGTATTACATAATTCATTCCATATTCATCACCAACGCATAAAACATAACAAGAATCACCAACAGAAGGGCAAACATTATCGCCAGTTGGTAAAACTAAAACTCCACTTTCAACATCAGTAGAAGCAGGATCTTTAAATTGCACTCTTATTCTGCCAAGTTGCTTTACAAATTCTAATTGTTTTATTTCTGCTATTCTAATCATGATTTTCCTAACCAAAACATTGGTGATTTTTTCTTTTTCTTTCCTGCCTTAGCTTTTATTTCAAAAACAGAATTAGTGTAAGCTAAAGGATTAACCAAGACCATGTCACAAAAAGTGCCGCTTAAACTTTTACTATATTTAATTGACTTGATTAAAAACTCTCCCTCAACATTACAAACCTCATCAAAAAGATAGACTAAAGTGTTTATTTCCCATAAAGGGTTTTTACTTATAAGAGTATTAAGATTTTGTCTAAATCCAAAAATCCTACATCTATATTCAAATGCTTTAGCTCTTCTTATATTACATTCCCATTCAGCTCTTTCTTGACATTGAGAGTTAGTTAAATTTGCAACATAATCAATGAATTTTCTAGTCGGTCTTACTTCATTATCGTAGAAAACTCCGCTGTATTGAACCTTATTATCGTTCAAATTATCGGCAGCAGGTAAGCCATCTTTAGCAACTGAATTGATTCCAGTTGAGCTTGAGATTATTTTATATTCATAATATCTTTTTGAATCGTCTCTTACAATAGTTGAAGTCTGAATATTATTTGCAGTTGTATTAACTCCTTGAATTTTATATCTTTGCAAAATTGTAGAAGCTGTATTCTGTCCAATTTCTCTTATAACAATATTCCCATCGCCATTAGTTCCTAAAACCAACCTTCTTTTATCAGCAAGTCTTTGAATTAGCTCGTAAGCACTTTCATCTTTGCTAAATCCAATTCCTTCTGAATTTGCAAAATTTTCAATATCACCATATTCATTCACAACGGCAATTTGATTTATTCCTAATTCTGTTTGTAAGCCAATTTTTTTATTAGATGCGACAACTTCATAACCAGTAATTACAAGTAGTTTTTTTAATAAAGCTTCAAATCCAATAGGTGTTGAAAAAGCTTTATTAGAAACTCTACTGTCAATAAAATCACAAGGCTTGTCTCTGCCTTCAATAACAATGCTTGTGCTATCTCTTGTGGTAGTAATAGTTTGTTTCTCAATAAAGCCTGTAACCAATGTATTGCCGTCAATATTAATCTTAATTGACTTTCCTTGAGTGTTTATATCGCTTTCTTGGTTAGGAACATTTATTTCTAAATCAAAGACAAAGCCAAATTTGTCTAAATCTGTATCAATATTAACAGATTTAAATGTTTCAAATGTTTGTCCATCAATTTCCACACTTATTTTATTAACCATATTATTCAGATAAAATAGTTAAATTACCAAAGGCGAAAGCAGGGTCTTCAATTCCATTTAAACTATCAATCTCGCTCGACCTAGAGCTATTTGCATAAAAATTATAAGCTAATACAGCGGTTGGGATTAAGTTTGTTTTAATGTTTACATAATAAGGTAGCGTAGTTCTTAGATTTTGTAGGAATAGCCTTGTTTGAGTTCTTAAATCTTGCAATTCATAATAAATCTCTTCATCAAAGGAATTTGGATCTAATGTTTCAAAAGCATTATTAAGTCTTGTCAACATAGCATCAATTTGCTCTTGTGAGGTATAATCAATGTTTGTTGAAGCTAAGTAAGCAGTAGTTAAGCAAGCGGTATCAGTAAAATTACCAACAGCTTCTCGGTTTTGATTTAAAGCTTCAACTCTTGCAGAAGAACCTATTTGTTGCGTTCTATTACCAGACCCGAAGATATTTAAACAAATATCAACCATTGACTCAAAGTTATCGGTAATAGTCCCTAGAGTCCCGAATATTTGATTAAATCTTTGCGCTAAAGTTGTTGGAGTTTGTAATAAAGAAATTAAAGACGCTTGAAAATCAATAATATCAGCAGTAATCGCCGCTGCCTCATCAGCAACGCCATTTATTGTTGAAACAGCATCATTTATAGTAGTAGTTACTTCTTGAATATTATCCCTAACATCATTAAACACTTCTAGCCCGCTATTATAAGCACTTATTGCTTCTCCAAAGAATCCTTCATTATTGCTAAATATAGAATCATAAAGCCTTCCAAAATAACCTTTATTACCCGTTGTTGATTCTGGGAATTTATTAAGAGAGCTTTCAAGAAAAGTAATTGAGAAATTTATAATACCCAACTCATTAATAAAGTCTTCTGACATAGAAGAAGGCACAGGGACAACTTTTTTCTTTCCTAATGTAGGATGGGTTAAAGTTCCAATTCCTTCTTCGTTTAAAGCTCTAATTAAGGCATCACGGCTTCTTTTATAAGCAGATGCAGTTGTTTCTTGAATTTCTATTTCTAAAACATATTTACCCGAAATTTTACCAAAATCTTCAACATATCTAGCGTCAGAGTTTGGGTATTCGTGAATAGCAACCTTTCTTCCAAGTTCAGGAATTTCAGCTCTTCTTGCATAGAAAGTAGCTGTTTTACCGCCTATGTTGTAACTAGCTCTGTAAAATCCGCTTAATACACTCATTTCTGCCCCGCTTTTACAGTTGAAGGACGACTAGATTTGACATCTTGTACTTGGATATTGTTATCGGACTTAATTGTGATTTCTATTTTTTGAGGATCGTTAGCAAAATTGTTGTTTGCCATAGCTGCATTGGTGTTACCAAAATAATAATTTGTAAATTCTTTCATTGCTTGACTTATACCTTCTTTATCGCCAATGATTCCAGCTGCAGTTATAGTACCTAAAGTGTTGGCTGCTTTAAAAGGAGCTTTTACTAACTCACCAGTTCCGTCAACTACAACATCCTTCAATCCTTTAGCCATACCTTTTACTATTTTGTACATTGTACTGTCTTTCATAGCATTATCCAATATGCCAAAAGATTGAGTTATAGTAAATAGAGATTCATTGATTTTCCCAGTCATTTGAGTTAAACCTTTTACCGCTCCAATTTGAGTGTCGTAGGTCAGTAAACCAATCTGGTCTCCAAGCTCTTGGAAAGCATTTGACAGTCTCTTTTCCTCGTTCCTTAGTTTAAATGACTTCTTAATCATTTCCTCACCAAACATGTCATTTAAGACTTGCACGAACTCTCTTAAAATATCAGCAGAAGGTAGCTTTCCTGTTGCCATAGCCGCAGTGAATCTAGCACTTACATTCTCGTCAGTTATTCCTTTTACACCTTTTTTTTCTGCAAATCTTTTAAATGCTTTATGCAACATTGGTTTTGCGCCAGGCATTTGTTGCATTTGCAAATTTACCTCTTGAGCATTTAGAACTTGCTTAGTAAGCATATCTTGGAAGCCTCGCATAGTTCCTTCCAATGCTGGTCCACTCATTCCTATCAAACCTCCATAGCCACCAACATTTTCTAAAATTCCTTTTATCAATGCAGCATCGGTTTTTCCACCAGTACCCATTAACTTTAAATACGAAGGCGCAACATCAGAAAAGGCAAAACCATATTTATTAGAGACGCTTCTTAAATAGGCAATTTCACTTTCAGCAGTTGCTTTTTCCATTCCTTTTACAGTCGGAATCAAGGCAGATAAACCAGCCCGCAAAGAATCCATCTCAACAGTTACATCATGAATTTTTGAAGGGGCAGAAACAGCCATATCAATTGCTCGGTAAAAACCCATACCTTTAGCAACATTTTTAAAAGAAATACCATCTCCGCCTGCAAAGAAGCCCCCTGGTCTTCGTGGTTGTTGTTGTGGTTGGCTTGGTTGCGGTAAAGTTGATTCAAATTTACCAGATTGAGAACTAAAAGCAACTGGAGTAAAAGCTCCGCTAGGTGAATTATAAGCTCTAGCAGAAATTAGCCTATTTCCTTTTATAGCATTATTTATATTTTGTTGTTGTTGAACTCCAATTAACTTTAAATCGCCAATAGTTCTTTGATTAATAAGTCTTCTTTGGGAAGCTGTTCGTAAATTAATCGCACCAGCAACGGCAGAATCTTTTTCAGCAAGTGCAGTTTGTTTTTTTGCTTGAGATAATTGTTTTTCTAAGAATAAACTCTTTGTTTGAGTCATTCTTGTTTCG